ATCTCACCTATCTACAACTGGTGCAAACGTAAAAGGTTTTACACAGCTTGTATCTTTAAACAGCGTTGCAGATATTTTTACAGCTTCTGTAAACTTAGGTCAATCAGGTGTTGCAAAAATGATGGGTGATACAGCATCTGCAGAGATGTTTTACAACAGGGCGTATGGCTCTTTGTTTGGCGCACTTCGTCGTGGTGCTGATGTATTTTCTCCAGATATACCAATGGAATACGCAGATAAAATACTAGCACTTAATCCTGAAGAAGCAGCTAAGTTGTTTAGAGATGTTGCTGGAGATGGTGGTGTTAGAGATGCGCTAACAGATTTTAATCTTGATCCTAATAATGTAATTTATAAAGGTGTAGATGTAACAACTAAAGGCGCTCAAACAGTGAGTATGGTTAGACTACAAGATGACCTAACTAAGCGTTGGGCATTTGGTACAAATGTAAATCAAGCTATTATGAGAGCTTATGGTCAAACACCAGAAGAATTTTTTAAACGATCTGATGCTGCACTTGAAATGGCTTCTGACAAATTTCAAAAAGAAGTGCTTGATAAGGCTGTGTTTAGAACATTACGAGAAACTGCATCTGTAAACTGGTCTAGTTTGCCAGGAAAAGAAAGTCTAGTATCTGCTAGAACATGGGCAAAAGGTTTTGAATTTTTTACAAACAGAACACCAGTAGGTTTTGTCGTACCTTTCGGTAGTTTTTTAAATACTACTGCAGCTACAATGGGTGATTTAACTGGTATAAATGCCCTTAGATTTGGCATTAAAAGAATGACTGGTAAAGAGTTAGACTTTGCAACTCGTGAAGGTGCTGAGTCTCTCGGTAGAATGGCAGCAGGTTGGTCTATAATAACTCTCGGTGTTTATGCTAGAGGTGGTGGTAAAGATAGGATAGAAAACAATCTTGCTTATAACCAAGACTTGCAAGATGATGGATCTATACAAGACAGACGTTATGATTGGCCACTATCTACTATGAGATTGTTATCTCAAATAGCTGCTCATGGTATGGGTGACAGTAATAATATCACTGATATTAAATTTAATAACATACCATCGGATCTTTTGAAAGAATTAGGAACACAAATAGGTGGTCAATCTGTAAGAGACTTAGATGAAGTTGGTCAGACAATGATCTATGCAAGTGAGCAACTTATAGAAGGTAATGCACAACCACTAATTGAAATGATGGCAGGTGCTGGTAGTCGTATAGTAAATGGTATGACAAGACCACTTGATCCAGTTAATCAAGTTGTAGGTATAGTAACTGATTCTAATATGAATCCAGACCTACGACAAGGTGCTGAGTTTCAAAACCAAATGCTTCGTTATGTAAATAATATTATTGGTGGTACAGAAGATGCGCCTCGAAGATCTACACCTACAAGAGGTTCTCAATATATACCTGACATTGGTAAACAAATATTAGGTAACAGAACTTTACAGACTCCTAACCTTGTAGAAAAGATGATGAATGCTGCTGGTAAACCTTACTGGAAATCAATTCGTTTTGACGGGCCAGCAGAGATACGAAACAAAATGGATGGATTAGCTGCTCCATTCTTTGAAGCTGCTGCTATAGAGTATCTCAAAAAGAATCCAAATTACTTTGAGTTACCACAGCAAGACAAAGAAAAAATATTAGATCAGATGGCAGTTGAAGTTAGAGCTAATGTACTAAGTACAATGGAAGCTGGTATGCCCCGAAGCATAAACGTACTTAGACTTCTAACAAATAAAAATAAAAAACAAGTTAAAAATGTTATGGAGTTTTTAAATATAGAAGGCCCACTTGAAGATGTGTTGCAACAAGAGGACGCACTTCAAAAGTTATTAAAGATACAAGCGTTGGTAGATAACTACGATGATATATTTTATGGTGACTTAAACTTAGACTAAAAGAAAAGAGGTCTTACGACCCCTCCTCTAACATTTTATCTGCCCATTCATAAGCTTCTCTTCTTATATCTTCAAACCTAACATAGCCTGGTTGGTTAGCCAACAGTCCTGCAAGAGCTTGACCTGCTAGGTATATACGTGCTGTCATTGGTTTATCTGGTGGCAGCTTTTTTTGTTTGAACTGCCTAGCTTCTTCCAATAGGTTGTTTGTTTTAGGTGGTCTACCTCTAGGTTTTTTTATCTCCATATTATTTCCTTGACTGCTGCTGTATTAAAGCCTCAAGATACCATCGGGCTTTCTTTAAATCTTCTATCCCATTCTTATATCTCCAACGGTGTAGATACTTAGCAATGTTTCCTCGTAGGTAGCCAGTGTATTCATCGTTACTTAAAAAATCTTTTATATATTCTATACACTCTATCCTACCCTGACCATAATGAGGAGGGTTATTTACAGAGTCTTCTATATCTTCTATATCATCAAACAGATCTTCAATTTCAAACTCTGCTTCCTCATCTAGTTTATTTTTATTTAGTTCAGGAAACAACATTCCTTGATCTTTAAGGTATTCATCTACAATCATTGCACCTCCACTACATGCTCAGTATGCTCTAACAAAAAGTCTACAGGTATCATTGCTGCTAGATCGTGTCGTCCTGGCCTAGTATTTAAACCCCACAAACCTCTGTAATGATCAGTACATTTTTCTTGTAACAGATTATTTACTTTGTTAGGATCAACAAGAATAAATTTATCTTCTAATCTAAAAGCAATAAACCTTTTTTCTTTATTCGGTGTACCCCACCCAGGTTTACCTGTAACATTTTTAAACTCCCACCAATGTATTGAGTAATCAACTGGACCACCACGATACTTACGCTTACCTGCTTTGATGTCTACCTTTCCAAACTCTTTGTCTAAGACATCCCAGTGTTCGTGAATATCCTCAGTGCGAGTAGCTCTGCGTATAAAATTGTCTTGTCGTAAATTAGCAAACTCTTGTTCAGCTACTGTGCCTTCTTGAAAAGAATTATTATATTTTGTTCTAGCTGTTTGCATCTGAAAGATACTCCTTTAATTCTAACAGTCCACCAAGATGTGTTCCGTCTGGTTTAAATATTTGGGGTACTGTATTTATAGTAGACTTTTTTAATAAAGACAATACCCATTTACTACTTTGTGATTCAATATTATATTCAGTGCAGGATGCATCGACACTTTTTAGTAGTGCCTTTGCATCGTCACAAAAACTGCAGTGATCTCTTGTTATCATTACCCACATTATGTTATGTCCACTATCTCACAGGCATCACCACTACATGCCATTGTTTGCATTGCTACTGTGTTATCTTCCTGCTCATAGTCTGATAGTTTAGACCAGTCAATCTTATCTGGCATACATGACAGTAACATTTCATAGTCATGCTTACCGCAGTCTTGATATGGTGCTTGTTGATAGGTGTGATCAGAGTGTGGTAGGAATGACACACCTGACATTTCATCAAAGTGATCATAAACAAATGCACCTACAGCCATCCACTCATTATCACGCACTGTAATAGTTACAGATGGTTTATGCTCACACCAATGTCTTTGATAGGTAAGCCATAACTCTAGCTGCTCAATAGCAGTCATGTCGTCACGAGTTACAGCTTTATCAGGAGACTTTTGTGGAAAGCTAAACACTGTAGTAGTATCGCCTTTAAAAACACAAGGCTCATTAGGTATGCCTTGGTCTTTCATAAATTGTGTTAGAGGATCTTTGTTATCACCTCTTACTGTTCTTATGTAGTATTTACTATGTCTTGCGTGTATTCCTGAACTAGAGTCAACTAATTGTGAAACTGTTCCACTTGGTTTGACGCAGGTGATAGATGTACTTTGTGGTATGCCAAGCCGACTAGCATAATCAAGATTAGTGCTGACAGCAACTTCTCGTAAATGTTCAAGAGTCTTATCCAATCCTTTGTTTTTAGATGTTAGTAGTGGGTTATCCATTATTCCAGTGAGCGACACACCCAACAGTCGTTCTTCTTCTGTATTTCGTTGCCACACTTTTCGCAGGTAAGGGAACTTAGTATAGGAAGATTGAATCGTTCCAAGAATAGTTGCCAACCTAACTTTACGTTCAAGATCATTGATACTATCTGTAGCCCTAACCACGACCTCAGTGAGGTTACAAAATTGATAAGGCCGTAAGATAATTTCGGAACATGGGTTAGTACCAAACTCATGGTTTGGATCACGTCTACCATATTTTTGAGCTTGTTTCTTAGATGCTTCACGATTAAAAACTCCTCGCTCACCTGATTTACTTTCAACTAATGAAAGCCACTCACGCATAAATGTTTCTGTGTCTGGTCTTTCTGTATAGGTAACAGAGTTGTTTGCTAATGCACGATGTGCAGCAGTCTCCCACCACTGGCCAGACTTTGCATGACGCATACGATCATCACTAAGATTAGATAGTGAGATCATTGCACTACGTCTTACTCCACCAACTACAACTATCTGACCAATAAAACACATAAGGTCATGACACTCTATAGAAGATAACCTACGTCCTTGTGCATCTTTAAATGTCTTAACAGCAAAGTTAAACAACTCTACAAGAGGCGCTGGTCCAGATGCTCTACCGCCAAATGTTTTTAATCTAGATCCTGCAGGACGCACACGAGAAACATCCCACTTAGGAATTTCACCTGCCCACAACAAGGCTAGTAGTTGACGGAATGCTTTAGCCCAACCTTCCTTACTGTCTCTAACAAAAATCATTGTGTCGCTATCGTACAAGTCAGGAACTTCTGGTAGCTTTTGTACAAACTGCCTCTCAACACTAAAGCCTACGCCTGTACCACACAGAAGAATAAACATAGCCTCATCAAAAGATTTAGGATCATCTACTGGCAAGTAACTACAGTTATATCCTGCAGTATTGTCACGATCTAGTGCAGCTCCTGCTGTCATCATTGCTCTCATACTTGGCATAACTTCCAGATTAAGTATAGCTTGTTCTATTTCGTTTGCAGTTTGTTCATCAACAATAGTATGCACAACATTAGAAACATAACGATTAACTGTTTCAGGCCAAGACTCTCGACCCTTGTCGTCAAAGTAT